TTAAAGAGGAGGATCAAAATGAGGATGCCAATGGATTTAACAACTAAACGAATTAAGAAAGTATTAGTAGAGGCTAATCAAAGAGATTTAGCAGAGATCTTATACGATGCTCATACTATTTGGGATATAAAAACATTTACTGAGTTAGGCTTTCCACCAAAGTATGTAAAGAGTTTTATTCGTACTTATAAATCTGATGGCTCTCATAAAGGAAATATTTATGCAGACGATGGTTCAATTATAAAAGAACTCGAAGGAGTTTCGTCTCATAGAATTGTAGAAGATATGGCACGACGTTTTAATCTTCATACTGCTTTAGAGGCATCATATATGAAAGCAGGTCGTGGTAGTTCTTTAGCCGTACTTACCGATGCAGTTTTAAAACATGTAGAGGAGAATGTAGCATGATACTTTCTACGAAAGGTTATTATCGTATTCGTATTAAAAGACGTGGGGATCATGGATCATCATTCATTGGTTCATATCAAACACGAGAAGAAGCAGAAAAGAGATTAGAGTTTTTCTCTGCTCCATTAAAAAACAAAAACTTTTATTCAATCAATATCGAAGAAATGAGTGATACACTTAGCTACAAGTTTAACGATAAAAAGCATAGTTTTCCTATATAAATTGCCTTTTTGTTTTAGTATAATAAAAATAAAGAAAGTAGAAAGGATATTGCTAATGTATTGTAAAGTATGCGATAATGTTATCTCGCCCCCTCGCAGGGCTAGTCTTGGGTATGATACCTGTTTATCTTGTGGCGATAAGGAGGCTAAACGAAAAGTTCATACTGTTGTTCCTATGCATAAATCTAATTATGTTCTTGTGACTAACCTTTCGGAGTTAGTTAATATAAATACGAAAGGAGCATAAGCATGGCATGGAAAGTATTAGAAGAGGGTCATGGTTTCGGTTATGTCGAATATTGGCACCCAGAAGATATTGCTCACCCAGAGCATCCTGGAGAGATACCTGATGATCATATAGATTATATGGATGCAGAGTCTCAAGTTGTTTCTGCTTGGCAAGATGCTAACTATACTTACGTTATTCATCATGTCTTGGACGAAACTTTTAATTATTTCAGATATCCAAAGGAGGGACAGTGATGATAGGTAATCCAGATGATGTATCTAATCAAGTAATTGCAAAGATAGAACGATGGTTAAAACATGAGATTAGCCATCAAGCCCCTGTAGTCGATGGTGAAGAAATTCTTACTGACGGTACTGAGGGTATTTGTGAGGGTCGGTATGAATGTGCTGTCTCCTTATTAAAACAAGTCGAAAAATGGAAGAAGGAGGTAGGCTTATGAGTGAAAAATTAAACTATGAGGCTAAGTACATAGAGAGGACTGCTCAGTTAGTTGATACTAAAAACAAACTTAGTGATGTACAATTAAAATTAAGAGAGGCATATGAACTTTTATCTTTAGCTCAACAAAAATTAAAAACATTAGAGGGGAAACAAAATGGGTAAACCAAAATTTTTATTAAAAGTCACTTACCCAGATCAAACTGAAGAATACTGGCATGATCCTATGTGTGTTATTATTCCAGAACTTGCTCGTCTTCAAAAGAAGCATAATGATATGCTTGTATTACAATGGCTCGATATTAGACGAACAGGTATGAATATAGGACATATTGTTGATTCATCTGAGCCACGTGAAATCTAAAGATGTAGAATCAAGGGGAGGAGATCTTGATTCTACATTCATTTATAGGGGAAAAATAAACGATACTTAACGATAATCTATTTTTTGAATCAGTAAAAGCATTATTTTGTTATAGTAATCGTTTTTTATATCTCTTATTATAGTAGTAACTTAAATATTAACCATTAATTTAGAAAGGAAGAATAATGGCACATAATATCGAAACGATGGCTTATGCAAATGCAAAGCCTTGGCATGGGTTAGGAACAGAAGTTGCTGATACCCTTACTCCAGCTCAAATGCAAAAAGCTGCACAGCTTGACTGGACAGTTAGTAAACGACCAGCTTATACATTAGATAAGCCTGAGTGGTCATCCGAGAATGGTCAGATCGTTGGTGATGTCGGTTTACTCCAAGCTAGTGGACACCACTTCATTGTTAGGGATAGCGATAATTCAGTTTTATCGCAGTGTGGCGAAAAATACATACCTATCCAAAACAAAGATATCTTCGACTTCTTCGTTAAGTTTACTCAAGCAGGTCATATGAAAATGGAGACTGCTGGTTCTTTACGAGATGGTAAAGAGATTTGGGGTTTAGCCAAACTCAAAGATGATTTCGAATTAGCTGGTGGCGATGAAGTTAAAGGCTACCTCCTCATTAATCAGCCTCACGAAGCAGGCAAAGCAATGACGATTAAGTTTACACCGATCCGAGTTGTTTGTAACAATACCTTGACTATGGCATTGCGAGGCGAGGGTACTGCACTTCGTATGCCCCACGTCAAAGAGTTCGATGAAGATGTCCGAGCTGCAGCAGAAGAAGCACTTGGTCTCAGTAGTCAAGCGATAACCGACTTCAAAGAAAAGTCCGAGTTCCTTGCATCTCGTCAATACAAACAAGAATCAGTTCTCAATTATATTGCTGAGTTGTATCAACCTTCCGTACTTGTTGATAAAGCCAAAGCACTTACTGATGATGAATTCGTTATGCAAGAGCAGTTTAATGCTACAGCGACTCAGGTCCTTCAAAACATTGATCTAAGTCCAGGTGCTACGATGAAGTCAGCCAAGGGAACTTGGTGGGGTGCTTTGAATGGTGTGACTTATCACGAAGATCATCAGAAAAAGCAGTCAGCTCCTGGTAATGCTCTTCATTCATCATGGTTTGGCGTTGGAGCAAACAGGAAAGCCAAAGCATTAGACAAAGCTATCGAATATGCAAACGCATAGCTTGGTCGACTATGTCCAGTTGATTCTGGACATAGTCATTTTATTTACGACATAACAGTTCCTTTCGCCCCACCATGAAAATGGTGGGGTTTTTTTACGAGTAAAAACAGTATAATGTAATAGTAATCGTCGCCTTGTTTTACTATAATATAGGTAAGATTAATTTTAGAAAGGAAGAAAAATGTACATACAAGAACAAGAAGATCGTGATTTTATTTACGCATCACCCCAAGATTGGGATCGAGCCGAAGCTAGAGAGATTGGTTCCCAAAACCCTGATAGAGCTTATATTGCTACAGGTAATGATGTTTGGCATGTTAACCCATTTTGGGGTAAGTATGATAAGTGGGGTAATCCTTTACGAAAAGAAGCCCCTCATTCTCGTATTCCTCATCCAGAGGATATAGACTCAGATTACATTGATGAAGAGTTAATTGAGCAGTTAAAGAAAGAGGAGAATTTATAATGTATGCACTTTATGCACACCGTGAGGGAATGACTAATATCTTTATCAGGACATTTCCTCGTCTTAGTATGATGGATTCTGATACTATTGAACAAGGTGCTGGGGCTGTTAAACTTGACAGTCCTGCTTTTCCTGAGGGCTATGAGGCATTCGCCCTTAATCTTAAAACTGGTGACCTTTTGTGGTACACTGACCATCCTTGGGTTCTTGTAGAAGATGAAGAGATTCGTCAATCTTTCTTCTGTAGCTTTTCTTGTTTTGATAAGGAGTAATTGATAATGGAAAAAATGTACCCAACTGGTGTTATCTATGATGAAGATGATCACATAAGAGAAATCTTTCAGCACGAAAGTGAAAAAAATGTGCGAAAGTTGATGAAATTGGTTTTAGAAATCAGCGATAAAAATTTAACCAGTCAATACGTTGGTCGTGTTCATAATGAAAATTGGAGCACTGAACACAAAGGTAAAAAATATATTTTTGAAAAAGGTGAATTCGTAAGAATAGAAAATATCACTTAACTAACTTGGGGCAGAAATGCCCCAATGTCCCTCCTGTTCACTTTTAATGTTTTAATTTCTAAAACTCACGTCATAATCTCATAATCTCATAATATCTTCTGTAATGCTCTGTGGCTCTTGGTTCTTGGCTATGATATTTGTTTTCAAGATATCATAACTGTCAGTCATAGATAATGGGTCGGGAGAAAAGTTTTTTGTTTTTAGAATAAAAAACCATTGTATATTACTATTGTGTCTGGTAAGATATAAGGAAAGAAAACAAAGAAAGCGAGAAAAGGTCATATTGATGAGAGATCTTGTATACACTCCAGTTTCGCCATCAGAATGTGGGAATTACTGGGTTTGCTCAGATGGTAAGAGACACCGACCATTACTACCAAAGCACAAAAAGTTTTGTAGACTTTATGTTGAAGGAATGTCTGCTGCAGCTGCAGCGAGAAAATCAGGCTTTACGAAAGACATGATTGGCTCAAAAGTTCAAGGTTCTGCAATGCTTCGTAAGAATCCACTGGTTGGCAATTTTATTATTGAGCTTTTGGAAAAGCAGAAACAACGAGCAGAAGTTAGTGTTGACTCACATCTAACAGAACTTTCCCATTTGCGTGATGAAGCGAAGGATTCAGGGCAAATTGCTGCTGCGATCTCTGCCGAGGTGTCTAGGGGCAAGGTAGCAGGGTTGTATATAGATCGGAAGGAGGTCATGGTTTCAAAGATGGAAAGCATGAGTTCAGAGGATCTTGTTTCAAGGATAAAGCAAATTGTAAATGGAAGCAATATGAAAGTAGTAGAGCATGAAGACAGAAAAGAGCCTGTATCAAACGCTAAAGAACAGCTTACCCAAAGTTCACTGGCAAAGGATTGAAACAGGAGCCCTTGGCACAGGAGTGCCTGACGTCAATGCTTGTTGGCAGGGCAA